GTTCTAGGAATGTTAACTTCTTTAAAAGCAACAGTTCCATCATCCAAACCAAGACGAATTTTCTTCTGGGTATCAAGAAGACTTGGTGCTACATCAAGAAGAACACGTCCAATCTGTTCAATTGACCTGCTAAGGTTATCATAGAAGGCATAAACACCAACATCGCCTTCATGTTTACGCTCTCTAATAGCAACTCCAGATCTTTCGTTAGACTCCATACCAAGAGACGCCTTCTGTAAGCCAATAGTGTCTTTAATATCTTGGTCAGTTTGAGCTATTTTAGTAGCAAAAGCGCTGGATATTTGCGGTGGAGCCTCTCTCTTTGGCCAGCCCGGAGCTTTTGGATCAGGATTAACAAGAACATAAGGAAAATTCTGTTGATGTATTTGTCTCCACTGTGCCTCATGACCAGCAATTTGCTTAGCTGTGACCATATAAGGCATTTTTGGCTGTAATGCAATGGTTTCTGTGTCAACACTGTTCCAGTAATTATACATTCGCTGACTATCTTTACCATTTCTAATAAGACCACGCAGATATTTACGCCCGCCAACATTAAGCTCTTTACCCCAGATCGGAACAACTGGTATATATTTCTTACCAATCCACTCAGTTTCATCAAGAACGTCATTTCCTGATACAAGGTACCACTTTATAGTGATTTTTTCTGAGTCCCTTTTATTTTTAATACTTGATTCTGGTGTATTAGGTGGTAACGAATCAGTAATAGTGCCATCAATAAGCTCATAGAGAGTAAAAGGTTCTTTCTCTTTTACAAAATACTCAGCAATTCTTACCTTATCTTTAGTACACCAGCCGTCAACAAACCGAGAATCTGTAGAATTAAAGGGCATCGGTTCTTTCTTATAGGTACGTTTGAATTCCTCACGATTCATGTCCGCTATAATTATGCAGTAATCAGAATCAGAACAATCATACTCAACATGATCTCCCCAATATATAGCGAGAGCGTTCTCAACAGGTACTATGTAAGCTTCCTGATCGAACGACATCTCGTCTATATATCGAGTGACTACACGAACAGCACCATAACCACATGCTGCAGCATGTTCAAACCCATTATCTATAATTGAATCAGCTTTGGATATTCTCCAAATATGCTTAATCCAGCCGTTGAGAACTTTTGCTGTTTTTATATCAGCGTTGTTATCAACAGGAAGAACAAGCAATTGAGGACGATTCATTCGCTGATCACCAACAACCTGATCAAGATACGTAGGCATTTTGTTTACAGTTAAACAGGGACGCTGATCTGCTTCACGCTGTTGCCTAATATGATCAGGCCATTGCTCAACAGCAATAAATTTAAGATCATCTAAAGCAGCTTCTCGATTTTCACCGTCTTTGCTTTCAGCAGATTTAAGACGATCCTGTACCTCCTTTAAAATAAGCCTTGCTTTATCTTCTGTTGTTTTTAGCATTTTTGCACTCCAACAATGTGCTCAGATCTTACGTAGTCCATGAACTCCTTACGATCAAACTGAACTGCTTTTAAAAACTTTTCAAGATTAGGAAACGTATAAAACCAAAGAGTATTTGCGTCGGTCGTGATAAATATAGTCAACGTATCTTCATTCCAAGATTTGTTCAGTATCTTTATCATTGTTATACTCCCAGCCATCCTTGATTAGACTCGCCAACATAATTTCTATACCTTCGTGAAACAGAAACATCATCATCTTCTTTTTTCTTGAAATAACGAGTAGCTGCGTTGTGAAAATATTCTGTATTGCAAAGGGCATCGGCAATATTAGGACTCGCTATGCCACGAAGCTTCATCTTTTGTTTGCTTTCCACTACAATACCACCGTACTTATTAAAACCGTAGCGAACAGAAGAAAGCTCGTTAGCAAGAATCTGTCCCATTGACATTTTTGATCCTGGGTAATTACCTTCAACAAGAACATCAGGAAACGAGTAAACACCTTTAAGACAATTATCTCTGACTCTACACCAGAGTTCATCACGAAGTCTATGATATTTTTCAATATCACTTGAAGAGTGCGTAACATTTATTTCCTGAAGACCTTTAAGTTCTCTCTTCTCAAGCCAGTCATAAACACCGGCTCCGACGCCGATAACATCAATAGCAACACCTTGAGCATTGTGATCTTGGTAATCAAGAAGAATGTTTCCACCAAGATCCATTGTGCTAATACCTTGAAAAGTATTCCAAGGATAAATCTTTAATCCTCGTCTTGGCAGAATAATACTAAAGTCATCACCATAACGAGCTACATCAACACCGAGATAAAGAGGCTCATCCTCTGCAACTTCAAACTCATTACCAATACACTGCTCAGCTGCCCAAAGAGGAATTAGTGTGGTTTCATCCTGTAATGGAGGATTGCCTTCAACACGGATTCTGAACACATTAGAATTAAGGCCGTATTTGTTCTCGAAATATTGCGGCATTGAAGGATGAACATTTTCAGATTCTCTACTATCCCAGTGAAGTCTAGTCCAATCCTTAGAAATCGTGGCGTGAAAGTGTGTATCGTAGAAGTATCCGTTGTTTTTAGTCATGTTTCCAATGAGCAGAACCTTATTATCTTCTTGTGTAAGGGCACCTTCAAGCGGAACGAAGACCGGATCAGGTACGCCCGAACTCTCATCAACTATTATTAAAAGATGATCTCCGTGAAGACCGGCTAATGTCTCAGCCTGTTCTTCCTTGTTTGAGCGAACAGACGGAGAAATTAAACGGAGCCACCATTCTTTCTTATCATCCTTGTGAAATACAACATCTTTCTGAATAACAAAATCGTCAGCAACAGCTGACTGGCGTAGCCATTTGCTAAACTCAGTTAAGAAAATATCACGTAACTGCCGATTTGTCGGAGCCGTTACAACAACTTTTGCTCTTGCCCTTGTAGACAAGAACCACTGTGCTATCCACGCAGCTGATGTATCTTTTCCAGTTCCGTGACCCGATCTAACAGTTACACGTTTTTCTTTGCCTATAACTTGAAGTAGTTGCATCTGCTGTTTAGTTGGAGTAGCCTTAACACAGTCATTAACATACTGAAGAGCAGACCGCCTCCACTCAGCAAGTTTTCGCAGATAATACGGATTCAAGGCTTGTCCCATCAAAAATCCTCCGTATCCAATTCTGATAGTAAGTTCAATTCCAACTGCTTTTCGTTTACATTTACAGGAATATCAATAAAGGGATTCCCTTCCATGTCTTCAAGAAGCTCTGGTTCAAGACCCTGTTCTTGTTTTTCGAGATAAACAAGGTGCGCAAGCAGACCTTTAATATCAGAAGGTTTACCCTCAATAACGAGCTCTTTTTCTTTCAGTATCTTATAGCACATGATTATATCCTTAAGCGATGCTTCGTTAATTTTTTCTGGAGTTACAGCCTCAAGAAGTTTTGCTTGTAATTCGGTTAATTGGAGGGATTGTACAGCACGGTAATTAAGCAGAATGCCTTGTTTTTGCTGGATTTCGCGGATGCGCTTCTTTAATGTTGGCACTGATACACCAACATAGGCAGATACATCTTTAGTATTATGACCTCGATCAAGCAGATCAATGGCTGCATCCAAGTCAAAATGCTTAGGTGGTCTACCTAAACTGTTCGGATTATCAAAGTCATCTATGATCCCAGTAAATTCATCATCCATCTCACATACTCCAAGTGCATATTTGGTAATCCAGTATTTCTACTGCTTTTGTACAAGTATCATCATCACGAGGAATATGGCCCGGACATTGTAACCTTTCACTAGCAGTCGTAGCAGAGCACACATATATAACCTGCAATGCTCTCATGTCCTTAATAGGCCCGGCAATAAAATCAGCATCCTTACCGTTTAACGCTCTATCTAACGCTCTTTCCAGCTCCATATTCCTAACGCATCCCCATCTAGATTATACTAATCCCATAACACAATTTATCCAAGAAAGTCAAGCTTTATTTTTTAGCCGTTGAAAATAATTTTGTACAACTGTTTACAAAGCCTTGCTTTGCTTGTTTTTGCAAAGCTTGCTTTGCTCAGGGGGTTAGGTTTAAAATTTTACTTGAGGGGGATTTGGGGCTGGATTATTGAAGAGGTGGACGAAAAAGGCCCATATACCCCCTCTCAAAAGCCTACTAAAACATTCACATGAAACAATCAGAGAAAAAATAAAATCAGTCGCGATGGTCGCACCTGAAATTATTTCAATTGAAATTATCTCAGTACCAATAATAACAGCAACAATAATACCAACTGGAAATAATAACACCAACAGGCATAACCAATCCGACCAACGGGACAGCAACATCATCCGGATCATTCACAACGCCAGATTGTGTGACGCCAAACACCTGCAAAAATCATACCCAATTAACCAAGAGCCCTAAAATTCCCACCATCGGAGCTCGACATTTTTGTCGAATCCCTCGACACTTTTGCCGAATACGTAACACGTTGAAATTGTTAATAAACAAGCGAAAATCCGTAAAAACGCTCGACAATTTTGTCGAATTATTCCCGTGATTACGCCAATATCCTCGAAAAACGCAATGATTACAATAACTTAGGTGTTTGGCATGCAGATTGCAGTATAAATAATAAACGGGAAACAAAAAACAAAAATTTTCCGGTCGCTCTTTTAAATAACGGTGCTTTACGTCATGCCTGACGTATTGGAAAGTAATCTACGAAAACGGCATGGCATCGGCAACCGTATGCAATAGCAAATCATGCCCTAATCTCTGCGCCGTATCTCCTCAACCTAAAAGGAGAAAGACATGGCAAAGAGATTACTGAAGTGGTCAGTAGACAAAACCGTCCTGACCATGTGCGAGGCAGAGAATGAAAAAACCGTAGCTACGTTTGACTTAGCTAGAATTTTCCCAGACTTCAACGATATGTCTGAAGTCCAAAAGCATATAACGGTGTACGGCGTGAAGCAGATTTTAGCCGACGCCGGTGCATCGTTGAAGTCGGTAGGTGATAAAAAGGTAGCGGCTGAAGAAAAGTGGTCGTTGCTGAAAGAAGGAAAAATTTCGGCTCCTCGGTCGAACGCGACCGGAGCGACTGAAAACAAGCGGATCATTAACGGTATAAAAGAACGCTCGAAAGTGGTGAGCCTCGAAGGGCTTATGGCTAAGAAACTGTTGAACGAGACAGAGTTTACCGCCGAGGACCAGAAGAAGCTCGATGAGCTTTTGTTAGCCCAGGCGGAAATTTTGAGGAGAAGCTAAACTTAACCAGGAGATACGGCATAGATATTAGGGCATGATGTTCGGTGCTTATTGATGCGGGCCGCTTCAAGAGGAGAAAGAACATGGACTACAAAGAACTGATAGAGAAACTTGAAGAAAACCGTCACCTGATCAAAAGAGCACAAGAGGAAAATAGGTGTATAGAAGACGCACTAAAGAAGGAGTTTATCGAAAAGGGCTACATTGACATTCTGTCGATAAATTATAGAAGACTTTACCAACAATTCGGAAAATAACCTAACCGGCCCGTATCACTAAGTGCCGAACAACAAAAAGAAAGGAGGTAGAATGAAAACAGTCATAAAGATCATATGTGCTTACTGTGGTAAGGACATGGGAGAAAAGAGTGGCAATGGGGTGTCTGGAATCTCGCACTCCATTTGCATAGATTGTAAAAAAGAGCTTATGAGGAAGTAGCATGAAGAAAGTAGTATGGGCTGGTAAGGTCGATAGGTGTGACCTATGTACGACAAAAATAGGGAGCCACTTTATCGACGGTAGGCTCCGATCGGGGCAGTGGGCAATTCTTTGTCCAAACTGCTTCACGGTTGAGGGTGTAGGGCTAGGCCTTGGTAAGGGACAGCTCTATGAAAAGCAGGGCAAAGATTTTGTAAAAATAGAAGGATAGTATTCCGAGAAAAGTCAATTTTTGACCATGAAGCTGTGGTTGAAGATTGGCTTTTTCTTTGTTTAGCGTACCACCCAGTTGAATTAATTACACAGTTGAAATTGTTCTAAGGGGAATAAGCCTGTAAATTTGGTGAAATTGTAATTTTGGTGAAATTGTAAAATTGTTCAAATTGTAAAATAGTTAGCAGTTCGGTTGTTTCGCAGTTATGCAGTTATTTTCGTGTTATCCCCCATGTTTTTTTGTGACCTTTCTCCCAGTTATCCAGCTTTGTGTTCTCCCAGTTGTTGTTTTACCCAGTTGTTGGTTTCTCTCTTACTCCTAGTTGTCCATTCTCCTTAATAATATATAAGTATATATATATAGAGATATACATATATAAGGAATAGAAGAACAGAGAAGAAGAAGAAGAGAGAAGATGAAAAACGAACAAGAAAACAAAAAGCTTAAAACAACCGAGAAAGGTCAAAAAATAACACGGTGGACAGGCAGGTTTTACACTGCACAACATCGAAACAACGGAACTATGAACTGCGTAACAATTTCACCAAATGAACAATGTGAACAATGTCAACAATTTTACTATTTGAACAATTTTACAAAATGAACAAAAATAACTTGCACGCTAACAAAAAGTATGGTACAGTATGGGTATAATAAAACATGAAAGGAGTACAAAATGCAGCTTAATACAAAAAAGGGGGGATTCATAGAGCTAATGAAATCCCTTGATTTACTCCTGGTCAACAATCAGAATGAGGTTACGAAAGCAGGAAGGGATATTATCGAGTATTCAAAAATGAACAGGCTCCACAATATTCAGGTAATCAGGGCGGAGTTTAAAGACCCTGATTATGTAATTATGCTTTATGATAACCTCACGAAATTAGCTGGCCAAATGTCAGTAGAAGAGCACGGAGGGACACTCTTCATGCTCGTTTATTTGCTGGTTTCATTGGCAATCAAAGGAAAAATGGACGTAGTTTTGACACTGCTAGAAAACTTAGGGTCAACCGCAAATATTGTGCTAAGCCATGGCGAACTGGTTAATATAGAAACTATCGTGACCATCGGGCATCCTGATGAGTTACATTAGGGAGAAATGGTATGAAAAGACTAAAAACAATAGGTACTGAATACCGACACGTTAAGGTGTTCTACTCCAGAGACTGGCAAGAATACCAATGTAAACTGTACATAAACGGGATTTTACAGAAGGGTGCGACATACTACACGTCCGATGAACAAGACGCTGTAGATACGGCGCACAAAATGCTGACAGAAGAGGAGGATTTATTAACGTCAGTGGACATATATATTAAGTCAAACAATGTGGAGCCCGTAGAAAACACGCTAACTCGTGTTGTCGATTATAAACCACTGACAATGGACGAGTACGAAAACTTCTATGGGCTCGATGAGCCAATCGGTAAACCGCTGGTTGACTCAACACCTTTAAACACAAAGTATAACTTTGGAAGCACTTTAGGAGGCAAAAATGATACATGATAAGGAAGTAATTATTGAATACCTAAAAACAAATAGGCCTGCAAATGTCCAACTGATTAAGAAGAATTTCAGAAACCCTGATTCAGTTATCCAGCTATACGATCACCTTACAGTATTAATTAGTCAAATGTCCATTGAAGAGCATGGCGAAATATTAGTCTTGCTTATTCACACATTTGCTGTGTTAATGATTAGTGGTAGAATTGATGTAGTTTTAGCTCTGATTGACAACGTTGGAACAATGGCAGATATCGCACTGAAATCAAAGTAGTAACTGTAGAGCTTGATAATCCACAATTAAATTAAGGAGAAAAGAAAATGAATGATGCTAATGCAGATGTTTATGACGATAACAATTTAGTAGGTGAAATTTACTTTAGCCCCGAAACTAAAACGCTGACAGTAGTTACGCCGGAAGCGGATTATACGTTTAAACTGGTTATGACGATTTTCAAAAGGGGGGGGGTAAAATAGATGATTGAGAAAAGTCAAAATTTGACCATGGAAGTACAAAATAAAAGGAGTAAATAAAATGGACATAAACCTTAAACACGAATTTCTGCCTAATAAGCAGGGGAAGTGTAAGCAAATTGTAGGCGGGAAACGTAGTGGATACCGCATCTGCGGGGAAGAGAAAGATTTCCCCGCTCATCAGCGGTGGGAGGAAGATTATATATTACTAGAAGAAAGGAGAAGAAATGAAAAGGTTTAAAGCTGAATTAGTGGTAACACAGCATCCTGCTTTAGTAGAGTATTTAAAAGAGCTTGATCTTGTGGAGGAGGACGTGAGGGTAATTGAGCACGCCGAACCAGAAGATGTTAGAAAACTGCACGTAATAGGAGTTCTTCCACATTCACTGTCATCTCTGACAGCTAGTTTCACAGAGATTCCTCTGCGTCTCACACCAGAGATGCGGAGAAAAGAGCTGGATCTCCAGACACTTCGTGAAATTGCTGGCGATCCGGCCACATATCTGGTTGTGAAATTAGGTG